AGCAGCGAACCAGGAACTTAGCTTCGAGATGATCTACGACATGGCACAGCAGCTCGTCAAGAACGGTACCCCCTACGGCATGGAGAACTACCTGTTCGTCGTGTCCTTCGAGCAGTACAAGCAGTTGCAGAAGATCGTCGCCGACGAGGGCATCAAGGTCGATCTGACCGAAGCCGGTGCTAACATCACCCGTGTTATCACGCCCTTCGGCGTTATCCGATTCCTGGGTCACCGCTTCATGCCCAACGGCACGGCGGTCATGGCTTGCATGCCCGTTCTGGCGAACGCGTTGCAGCCCACTCCCGGCAAGGGCAACTTCTTCTTCGAGCCGCTTGCCAAGACCGGCGCTTCCGACCACGGCCAGATCTACGGCCAGTGGGGTCTGGATCACGGTCCGGAGTTCGTACACGCTAAGATCACCAGCATCAGCACGACCACGGCTAAGTTCACCGCGCCCAAGCGTTACATCGAGAACATGCCGTCCGCTGCTGCCCCGGCTTCGGTCGAGATCGTGAACAAGGACACCGAGCCTGTTCCGACGAAGACCATCGCCTAGTAGTTGGCTGAACAAGCTACGATAGACGGAATGCTGGCGTGGTTGGGGTTCAGCACCCCGACCGCCCAGCAGACCGCCTTGGTCACTTGGGCCGCTGAGAACGCTGAAAGCACCATCAAGGACATTCGCCAGCAATCCCTGGTCGAACCGCTGGAACCGAAGTACCTCGGTTTGGCCGTGGAAATGGGCGTTTACCTCTACGAGAAGCGCGGCGTAGACGGTGTGACCAGCTTTTCAGAGAACGGCATCAGCCGCGTCTACGAGCGCGGCACCTTCCCGAACTCGATGCTGCGACGGATCACTCCCCGTGCATCAGGTGCGGCATTCGTCAGATCCAACAAGCCTTCTGCCAATCTCCCGACCAGCACGACCAAGGTCACAGGAGTATCGAGAAGCAACGACCGCGACCCCGTGTCAGCGGTTCCGCAAATCCTACCCTAGTCGAGCGATCGGAGGTCTGCATGTTCTTCGCGGAGAATCTTAAGCGGACGTTTCATGTATGCCCCCGAAGCGTCAACAGCGACGGGGTCGGAGTATTCGACAAACCCATAGAGTATCGAGCAAGCTGCTACAACGCCCTCCCCACTTCGGCTAGTGCCGATCTGGTTACGGTCGGCACTAGCTATTTTGAAGCCCTGCAAATTCAGGGCGATCCCGAATATCTACGCAACATCAGGCCTTTCGACAAGGTCTACGTCGGAATCGAGCCTCCCGTGGTTCACGATCCGCTGGCTAAAGGCGCGAACTTCTACGTCAAGGGAGTCACCGAATACCCGAATTGCACGAGGATCCTCCTCCGCAGTTTGACCACGGAAGCAGACCCGTATGTCTAAGCTGACGGCCTTCACCGCGAAGCTGTCCAAGCTGGAATCCAAGATGAACCGCCGGACGGCCATCCCCCAGACCATAGCGAGCGAGTTCGCAGACGAACTCAGGTCGAACCTGCCCGTCATGGGCAACGACTACGCTAAGGGCGAGGGCAACGACACGGGGTACGTGTCGTCGAAGGCCGCTCAAGGCAAGGCTACGATCAGCTGGACTGGTCAGCAGATCTGGTACATAGAGTTCGGCACGGGTTCCCCTGCCGTTGGCAAGTACCCGGATCAGGCGCAGATGACCGACGCGGGGGCATACGCTCCCAGGGCCACGGGGCACTCGCTGGGCGCGTACTGGACGCTTCCCATGGAGGAGTTCAGCGACGCTGACGGCAAGCCCATCGTCACCAAGGGCTGGGCACCTTACGCGCCTTTCTATAAGACGCAGATGGCGTTCAAGTCCGGGAAGTTCGATTCAGCGGTGGAGAAGACAGTCCACGATCTAGTGAAAGAGTTCCTATGAATCTGATAGCCGGAGAGATCAAGGCGTTGCTTCAAGCCCACGATTACGGCTATCCCGTGAGCGTGGTGCGGACGTTCGACGCATCTTCCAAGGTGTTCCCTCGAATCGTCGTATCGCAGGTCAACGACGCAACGGCGCTGAGGAGCGCAAGCAAGGAGCTTGTATCCATGCTCGCCTTCCAGATCGACGTTTACACGCAGGACGCGGTGAACGCGACCGGCCAGGTGGTGAGCCGCGTGGACGTGGCAGACCAGATCACGGAGCAGATCGACGATTTGATGTATGCGAAATACAAGATGAATCGGGATAGCGTGACGGAGGACACTCGGTACGCTGTCGATACGGTACGAAGAATAATCAGGTATAGCTGCGCGATCGACGAGTTCGGCTATACTTATCGAACGATTTAAGGAGTGCTCACATGGCACAGAATTCCGCTGGTATCAAGCTGTACTACGGAGAATCCACTGACGGCAAGGCGAAGCCCACTGTCTGGAAAGAGATCCCCGGAGTAACGTCCATTCCGGCCCTCGGCGGCGAGCCTAACATGCTCGATTGCACGCCGCTCTCCGAGACTAACCAGAAGCAGTACATTCCCGGTTTGAAGGATCCGGGCGGCGCGCTCGGCTACAACGTCCTGATGACCCCCGAAATGCTGGCCGCAACCGACCTGGCCGCAACCGCGCCCAAGTCCCCGAAGCGCATGGCGTTCGCCGTGGAGTTCCCGGCACCGCTTAGCTGTTATTACTGGTACTTCGGCAACGGCGTGAATGTCACGCCGGGTGAAACCGAAGTGGACGGCGTGCTGACTTCCACGTTCTATACGTCCGTGGAGTCCACCATCGAGAAGGTGACAGGTGCCGCCGGTGCGTGAACAGCACCCGTGGTTCCGGCTGTGACGTCCACGGTTTCCAAGACCGTGAAATAAACTACGAAGTGGGGAGTAACTGATGATTCGAGAGATCAACGACAAGGACTACACGTTCCGCATGACCCGCGCTGGCATCCGCGCGGCGGAGCGAGCAGGTATGAGCATGAGCGACATCGGCGCTAAGCCGATGGAATCGCTTTACTTCCTGTGGTATGCCGCGCTGTACGCCGAGCATCCCATGGTGTTGAAGAAGAGCGACGCCCTGCTCGACGACTACCTGGATTCGGCCGACTGCCCTGAGAGCTTCGACGATCTGTTCGGCGATCTTGCGGAACAGTACGCGGGAGTTTTCAATATTGCCGCAGAGTAAGCGAGATACTGGCGAACGATGATTCTGCGGCAGACGCCGACGCCGATGAACCGAACCGATACGTCACGGTGGGGGACATGCTTGACGGAGACTGCAATATAGCAATGCAGCTGGGCATGTCCTACCGTGACTTCTGGTACGGCGAACCGGAACAGTTCGTATTCCAGGCCGAATGGTACAAGCGCAAGTCGAAAGACAAGTTCGCACAGCAGGATACCATGGCTTGGATCATAGGTTCCTACGTCGACCGCGCCGTGGCGCATGTCGTAGGTTCGGCTTTCGGGGAGAAAGGAAAACCCACACCAACGTACCCAGATCAACCGGTGTACCTCGCGGAGATCGACGAGACGGCTAGGGAGCTGAAACGTCAACGCGAGTTGCGCAAGCAAGAAGCGAACTTACTGGCCGCGCTTCGCAACATGGGTAAAACTATTGAAGAAGCCGTGCGGTAATCGTACGGCTTTTTCTATATTCAGGAGAGCATATGGCCCAGCAGATCAAACAAGACATCGACGTAGATGTCAAAGTACAAGGGGCTAGCGATGCGGTTCGAGCCTTGGAGGCCATCGACTCCAAGATCAAGAGCATCACGAAGTCCGCTCGTTCTTTGTCTGCGTCGTTGGGTTCCATAGGGAAGGCCAAACTAGGCTCGAACTTGGAATCCGGCGTCGATGCATCGACGCGAAAGATGAAGGCCGCGACCGCGCAAGCGAAGAAGCTGAACACCGTCTGGAAGGACATCGAGGGGAACAAGATCGCCCTTCCCGTGGCTGCGGTCAAGACGCCCGCACCGGTCAGCATGCGCGACATGAGCAAGCAGGTCAGCGGCTACGGTATGTCGACCACGAGGGGGAGCGGCGCGCCGTCGGCCTCTTCCATAGACAAATCGACGGCTGCGACCAGGAAGCTGGCGGCTGCGAGCAAAGACGCGACTCCTTCGTTGCAGAAGTTCGGAACGGCGCTGCAGTCGTCGTCCAAGAGCGCCAAGGACGCTAGCTGGAACTTCTTCCGCACCCGTGCCGCAATCGCCGCTGTCGCAGCAGTGGCCGGAGCTGCGGCGCTCGCAGTCAGCAAGTGGTTCAACCTGGCTTCGGACTACGCAGAAGCCAACCACCTGTTCTACACCACGCTCGCATCGTCGATCAACGACGTAGCGGACGCCGAGAAGACGGCGGCGATCCAAGGCAAGGATTTGTTCGGCAACCTCACGGGGGAGAGCATCAAGGTCACTCCCGCCGTGGCTGCAGCAGCCGCCGAGGTAGATCGCATGGCTCAGGCTATGATGCTCGATCCCACGCAGTTGAAGCGCACGTACGCCACGTTCTACGAAATGGCGAACAGTGCGGGCATGGCCACGGACAAGGTCATGAAGCTGTCCCAGGGCATGACGCAGCTAAGCTACGACCTGTCCTCGCTTTGGGACAAGCCGTTCGACGAGACAGCGTCGAAGCTGCAATCCGGCATCTCAGGCATCTCCACCGCCGTGAAGTCCTACGGTATCGACATCAGCCGCACGGCAGCCGACCAATGGCTGATGAACCACGCCATCGAAGCGTCGTACAACGACCTCACCCGTGCCAACAAGATGATCGTCATGTACAACATGCTCATGGAGCATACCTCGACGGCGCAGGGCGACTTGGCACGATCCGCGTTGCAGCCCGCTAACATGCTGCGTATCCTCGGCGAACAGTCCAGGATAGCAGGGCGCATGATGGGCGCTGCCGTGTTCCCCGTGGTCACGAAGCTGATCCCACTGTTCATCATGCTGGCGCAAGCCGTGCAGCGAGCAGCGGCGAGCATCGCGTCTTTCCTCGGTATGAAGCTGGGAAGCTGGTACAAGGAAGCGTCCGCGCAGTGGAACAACTACATGTCGAACCTAGACCAGTCGTTCAGCGGCGGCATCGACCTCGGTGCCGATGAAGCGGAGGACGAGCTGGGCGGCGTTGGCGATGCTGCCGACAAGGCCGGTAAGAAGTTGAAGGAAATGACCAACTTCACACTGCCTTTCGACGAGCTGCACATGCTCCAAGAATCAATGGACGGCGACATCGGAAGCGGTGGCGGCAAGGGCGGCGGTGGCGGCGGTGGCGGCATCGGGGACATCGACATTCCCATGCTCGACCCGTACCAGTGGGACAGCGACCTCAACAGCATTATCCTAGCCGACGCGCAGAAAACGCTCGACACGATCAAGCAGTTGATTGACAAGACGTTCGGCACCGGCACGGTGGATGCGTTCAAGGCGGCTATCGATAGCATGGGTCGAAGCGCCATCGACAACTTCACGAGGTTGAAGGACGCGGTTGGCAACGTCGTGTCGGCGCTCATCGGGCTAATCGACTGGCCGTCGTTCCTCCGGGGCTTCGCAGACGGCTTCAACGATGTGACCACCGCGGTGACGAACGTGGTAGTATGGGTGAGCGAGCTTCTGGCCAAGTTCCTGGGTCTCGAGCCGGTGAAGAAGTTCTTTCAAGACAACTCGTACGAGATCGGCAAGTTCATGGGCGCTATCGCCGGCGCTGCCGCCGTGGTTCTCGGCTTCAACGGAGCGGTCAAGGTTCTCCGCTTCCTGTTCTCGCCGCTCACCGCCATGTTCAAGCTGGCGCTGTCCCCGCTCAAAAGCCTCGTATCGATCCTGACCGGTGCGCCGGCTGCCATAAGCGGGGCGATAGGAGCGTTCAAGGGGTTGGCTTCCACGATAGGCGGAGTCATCGGCGTCGGAGGCAACGGCGGCGGACTGACCGGCCTGGCGGGAGCGCTGGGCGGCATCAGCGCACCTGTGATGGCGGTCGTGGCCGTCGTGGCGGTTCTCGCCGGGGCGTTCGTCAACCTGATGAACACGGACGAGGACTTCCGCAACAGCGTCACGGAGACGTGGAACCGCATCACTCAGTCGTTCTCGGTGGTCGGCGAGATCATCCAGCCGCTGCTGGACACGCTGAACGAGGCGCTGCACAAGCTGGCCGAGGCGTTCGGCATCCCCTTGGATCCAGCGACCGGGCTGTGGGACACCATATCTCAGATGCTGAAGCCGGCGCTGGAAGCCATCATGGCTGTTTTCGAGAACCTGGTGTACATGCTCGAAGGCGCGTTCGTCGTGGCCCTCGGAGCAGTCACGAGCGCAGTGTCTGCGGTCATCGGCTTCTTCTCCGGATTCATGGAGTCGGTCGGCGGCGTGCTGAAAGTGTTCCAGGGTCTCGGAGACTTCCTGACCGGTATCTTCACGGGCGACTTGGAGAAGACGCGTCAAGGCTTCCAGAACATGGCCGACGGCGCGGGTCAGATCGTGAGCGGCATGGTCAGCGCAATCACCGGATTCTTCACCGGACTCGGAGACGGCATCATCGGAATCATGCAGGGTCTGGGTATCAACGTGAGCGGCATCTGGGAAGGAATCAAGGGAGGTATCTCCGGTGCTGCCGATGCTATCGGTCGCGCTGTGACCGGCAGCTTCAACTGGTTGAAGGACGCGGTGAAGGGAATCTTCGACACCATCGGCTCGTTCATGACGAATCCGATCCAGACGGCCAAGAACGTCATCAGCGGAATCGTCGACACTCTCCGCGGCATCTTCAATTTCGAGTGGAAGCTTCCGCAGATCAAACTCCCGCACTTCCGGTTCACCACCCAGTCGTTCCTCGGCATCACGATCCCGATCTTCTCCGGCATCGACTGGTACGCCAAGGGCGGCATCTTCGACGGCGCGACCATCGCGGGTATCGGCGAGGCCGGTCCCGAGGCCGTCGTGCCGCTGCAGGGCGCTCGCATGAAGCCCTTCGCGGAGGCCATCGCCGGCAACATCAAGCTCGCCGGCTCGAGCAGCGTGTCCGGCAACGACGTCGATTGGGACGCCATGATAGCAGCTATGTCGGCTGCCGTCTACAACGCCGTGGTTCAGGGCTTCCCGAAGAAGATAGAAAGCAATTTGGAATTGGACGGTGTGAAAGTGAACAAGCAGCTAGACACGATCCGGCGACAGCAAGGTTCCGGCACCAGCCTGGTAAAGGCGGTGTAGTATGGCCGACCTGCTCCCTACCGGCTTATTCAAGGTGAAGCGCACCCAGGCGGACGCGTGGCACAACCTGCCCGTGCCCGCCGAGGGCGGCGTTTCCTACGAAATCCAGACCACGGTGGACAACGCCCGAAACGCGAACAACACCATGATCGGCAACCCCGTGGGCACGGACAAGCTCAAGATCAACATCAAGTACCCTCCCTTGACAGATTCCGAGTTGAATAGTATAATGAGTCTATTTGACAGAGAACAAGGGGGTTCGTTCTTCGTCTACGTGAACTACTACGATCCCAGAATCCAATCCCGCCGCACGAGCTACATGTACGTCGGCGACCGCTCGTTCGAGCCATGGATCGTTCCTTCCGTGAACACGGGCGTTCCGAAGCGATGGGTGAACTGCCAATGCAACCTGATTGAGTGCTGACATGGCGAATACCGCAACTACGAAATTCCAGGGAAGCCCGTGCGATCCCGACTGGTACGAGTACTTCAAGAACCTGACGGAACATCGGGACTTAGAATGCACGGTGCATTTCTGCACCCCGAAGACCTACACGCGGAGCGGGAAATCCTTCATCGGGATGTTCCCCTCCGCCATCGCCACGAACCTGCAATGCAAGAACCAGACGACGTACAAGTCCACGGGAGGGGTGTTTGCGAACTACGCCCTCCCCGTGCATCAGCTGGTGAGCATGAACGCGACCGACGAGATCGACCCCCGCATGTTGGAGAACAAGATACCGTCGGCCAGCTTCTCGTTCAAGGTGCAGGGCGTGAACAAACAGACGCCGCTGGCAGACCTGGACGCGATCCTCGCGAACTTCGAGGGGAAGATGATCCGGGTCTATCGCGGCTTCGCAGACCACTCGACACCGATATTCGACTCGGAAGGCCGATGGGCACTGGACTACTACGACGGCTTCGTCCACGACACCGTATGCTTGGGCAACTACACGATCCTCGGCAGCGAGTACAACTTCGACCGGGAGACCATCGACGTCACGTGCGAGCATGTGTTCTTCCACAAGTTCTCACAGGACGACGTGTACAGGGCGATGGCGAAGGACGGCTCAAAGACCAAGACCGACGTGCTGTACCAGCGCTATCCGTACCCGTTCAGGACTGTCAAGGTCGACGGCGGCGACGCCAGCCACCGCATATACCGGGTGTCCACCTACAAGCTCGGCTACGACCCGCTGGAAATGCTTCGCAGCCCGACGTACGAGACGTTCGGAGGCACTGCGATTCCGCTGTACGGCTACACGTTCCCTGGAACCGAGACCAGAGCGTACGGAGTGAACACGGAGTCGTTCAAGAACGGCGTGAAGACTTCCTCGTACTCGCCGACCAACTGGTGGCACTACGCCGAGCTTGACCTAGAGCAAAGCACAGACGCGACTGCAGTCCCCGTGGCCCGCACGCTCGACGACCAGTACACGCTATCCATCCTCGCCAACACGTGGAAGAAGGAGAACGCGCTGACCACCCTTGTGAGCTGGAACCTCATGAACAGCATCCACTGGGTTCCCGCAAGGCCGTTCGGCAAGGAGCGCGAAGAGGCGATCCCCATCGGGGAGAACATGTACCTTGACGGCTCCTGGGCTACCGTGTCGGGCCAATCGCCCGACGAGGACTGCTTTCTGGACAAGAAGGCTACCACATGGTCTCGCAGCGCCAACGGCTCCAACGGCAAGTGGTTCCCGTCGATCCCCAACAAGGTGTACAAGGTGCTTCCGAGCTTCCTGCTGTCGCAGAGCGTGCAGAAGGACAAACTAGACTGGACTGACGTCTCGTGGGTCAAGACCTACTACATGAACATCACCACACCGATCATGAGGAACATCCAGCTGGACGACTTCTCGTTCCAGAACCAGTCCTATTTCGCGGACACAACCGACGTGTACAAGTTCGGAGGCACGGCATGGCAGCCGTATCCGAGCGACCAGGCCGCCGGTTTCCGCGTCATCACGACGCAGCCGTTGAAGGACGACACCTGGTACCTCAACAAGTCGGGCGAACTCAACGGAAGCAGCGGCTTCATGGCCGACCTGTTCGGCTTCAACCTGCCGGCCACGAATCAGATGGGCGGCGTGAACCTGCCGTCTCGAGGCGACTCCGTCGTGGCCTACCGCGTGCTGTGGAACAAGAACATCCCCGGCTTGGTCGACAAGCAGCCGCTCGTGCTTCGCTTGATCAAGCAGGAACCGACGGTGTACTCGTACGACAAGAACAACAACCTCGTGAGCGACGAGGTGACGCAGAACACCCCGGGCATCGACACTATCCACGCGTACGGCCACTACAAGAACCTCGCCAAGCGCATGATAGCCCGCGCCAACATGGGCGAGGTCGGCACCGCACCTCTCTACCAGATCAAATGGACGATGGTGGACGACCCCAGCCTCCGCGTGGGGACGTCGGTGTGGGTGCCGTTGCAGAACGAGTATCTGAAAGTATACATAACCAAGCAGGAGCGCACGTTCGACGGAGGCGCGAGGCTGACATGCACCGGCTGGTGCTACGCGAAAACCGGCGTGAAGGTGCGCGATCCGAAGATCACAGGAGCCAAGGCGACGGTGTTCGTCAACAACCCGGATACCGACCCCAAGGGCGAGTGGGTCAAGATCGCATGGACTGCGACCGGAGACTACGCGCCCATCGACCCCGTGACCTACGTGTTCAACTACACGCAGGAGTTCGGGCAGTGGAGCAAGGAACTCGGCAAGGCGACGCTGCTGTTCGGAGAACCGCAGGAGAAGATGTTCAACCTGCCGTACCTGGCCGAGCAGACTGACATACCCCTGGAAGAACTCACGGGAGGTCGGGGATACTATTCGCTGACCGCTTACTTCCCGCTGAACGCGCGCCTGGTTACGGCCGATGTGCGCCGCGTCAACGTCGCGTGGAACAACGAGGAGTTCTCGTACCTGCACGCCGGATACGTCAGAGCATCGAACGAGCATCAGCCGTTCGTACCAGGAAACCTGCTTCAAGGTTAGGAGAAGATATATGACGAAACGTACTTGGCCTAGTGTGACGAACCGGAACGTGGCTCAACCGTCCCGCGTCCGGCTGGTCAACGCGCCTGATGCCGGAAGCGACGTGTTCGACGTTATCCCTGTGCCGGGTACCGTGACCGATGAAGGCACCCTGCTTAACAAGGCGCTGTTCGATAGCGAGAAGGCGTATATCGATCAGAACGACATCCCCTTCGTCACGACTGCGGGCACGGGCGCTGCTTACACAGCCAACGTTCCGCAATGGAGCGGGATGACCAAGAGCGAGCTGCACGGCAAACTGCTGTTGATCTTCATCCACACGGTGTCCACCACGAATTCGCCGACTATCGATATCAACGGACTCGGATCGTGGCGTCTGTACACGACATCCGGTCAGTTCGCGAACGGCGCTTCGGAATTTCCGAGCGCCGAATTCATGCGGCCCAACCGAGCGGCGCTGTTGAAGCTCGATTACAACGCGACGAGCGCCACGATCATATCGAGCATAGGCCGCACGTACGGCGGCAGCTTCACAGCCTACCCGTGGGACATCGGTGCCGGCGGCACCGGCAGGACTACCGCCAATGGCGCGTCCAACGCCATCCTCGGGAAGATGACGGTCTCCTCGACCACCAACATAGACACTTCCCAGTTCACGTTCAAGTACGCGACCCCTGACGATACGAACGGCGCGCTGTACGCCAGACCCGCCAACCTGGTGGCGTCATGGGTTGTGGAGAAAGCCCGTGCAGGACTCGGCTTCAACACCAACAAGGTGCTGGGCATCGCCAACGGCGGTACGGGTGGTAACACGCTCTCCACCGCTACTGCGGCCTTGCAGGTTCAGACTCTCGGTAGCAACTGCACTCCCATCGATGCCAATGCGGATCTGAACGCGTACAAAACCCTTGGAAACTTTTACTGCATCAACGACGCGACTGCTAGAACCCTGCTCAACACCCCATGGGGGACAGCGGCACCGTCTACTGCGATTGCGTTCAAGATGACGGTGGAACACATCCTATCGTCGCTCTATGCCGTCCAGACGTTGAAAACCTATGGCAGCACCCGCGCGATATGGCAGCGAGCAACTGAAAACGGAGGAACTTCGTGGTCTGCATGGCGGCCCATTGGCAACTACAGCGCAGGAACGGGCATATCGATCAGCTCGATGGGCGTTATCAGCGCTACCGGTGCAGGTTACACGCTTCCCGTCGCGTCCACATCGACGCTCGGCGGCATCAAGGTCGGCAGCGGCTTGTCCATGGCTGCGGACGGCACGCTGTCGGCAGTCAGCGGCGGTGGAGGGGTCACCTTCCCCATCACCGTAGCGCAGGGCGGTACGGGCGGTAACACTGCAACGCTCGCAACCAAGAACCTCGGTGTCGCGCAGAGTTGGATCATCCCGAACAACATAGCCGCGAACACCGACCTGAACACCATTACCGCTTACGGCACGTACGGGTGTCACACCAACAATAACGCCAGAACGATCCTCAACTTACCGTATGGAAAGGGCGATGCACGCAATGTCGCATTCAAGTTAGTCGCATCGACCGACATCAGCACTGGTTATCTACAACAAACGCTTTATTATTTTAGTAAGACAGGTTCAGAAATCATACCCGGCGAGGTATGGAAAAGATGCTACGCAGTCTCTTCAAAAGCATGGGGGTCATGGTATCTTCGCCAACTCAACTACCGCAGACCGAGCGCGCTTTCATCTGTGGTCGACTACAACAACTACTACGGCATCGATTCCAACTTTCTAGCCTATTGGGACGGCTCGTGGTCAGCCGGTAGCCATACTGGTTCCAACTTGAAACGATTGGGAACGGTAGACAAGGGCATCTGGAACGCAACGCCCATCGCCGTGCAGTTCGGCGGTACCGGCGCCAACACGGCAGCCGGTGCGCGTGCGAACCTGGGAGTACCCGCCCTTACTGCCGTCGGGAACAACTTCATGCTGACGAAAGCCGACGGAAGCAAGATCACCACTCTGCTAGTGGGCGACTCGAAAGCATTGGGTTCGTCGGCCATCGTTCCGGCGGTGCCGAACGCGTTCAGCCTCGGTACTAGAAACGAACCGTGGGACTACGTCTACGCCGACAACCTCGTGGGTTCTGTCGATCCCAACCAGTTGAAAACCTCGGTGCCGATCAGAATGGGAGGCACGGGAGCTAGCTCCGCTGCCAATGCCAAGGCCAACCTGGGCATGTCCGCGAACACCGGCTATGCGGCCACCGGAAGCGACGCGCAGATCAAGGAATGCTACCGCATCTGCGACAGCCTGTATTACGTGCGCGCTCAGGTCAATCTCAAAGCCACCAGCGCCACGGGGTTGGTGAACGTCGGGTCGCTCACCCTTCCGTTCAACATGCACACCCAGGCCTCCGGCTCTACGTTGATCGGCGTGGTGCAGGTCAGAACCGCCTCCGTGTCCACGGGAGGATACGTCAGCTTGGCATACGGCGCTGCCAACCGGATTGATATCAACACCTACGCCGGAGGCCCCACGAAGGCGAAGACCGACACGCTGGCGCTTCTCATCAACGTGCCGGCGTAACGGCGGGGAGTAAACATGAACCTAGACGAGATAGGAGACTGAGCTGATGAGCATGAAGAAATGGCCGGTCGTGGTAGACCGGAGCGTGACCCAGCCGTCCCGAGTCAGGCTGACCCCCGCACCAGAAGCAGGTTCCAACGCGTACGACCTCGTGCCGGCACCCGGAGCGGTGCTGTCCGAGGGCACCCTTATCAACCAGGCGCTGTTCCACGGCATGCAGTGCTACATCGACCAGAACGACCTCCCCGTGATCCACCTCTCGTCCGAGGATCGGGTCAACTTCGTCGGCCAGGTGACGCTTCCGGTCGCCATCAGGGACGCGGTGGTCGATTCGACCTCCGGCTTCATGATGGTGCAGCCTCCGACTCCCCGATTCGACAACGGCACGTACGGCAGCTTGGGCTTCACCGTCCTCCGCGCCGACGCGCTGACCGTAGAAGGCCGGTTGCCCACGGGAAGCAACATCACCGCGCAGAAGGTGAAAGCACAGATCATCATCCCCGTGGCTCAGGGGGCGAACGCATGATGCCGATCGACATGATGATCCAGTTGTCCGTGTCCGTGGTGACGCTGATGAGCCTCGTCGGCGGCTTCGCCCTCACCGTGTACAACTCGAACAAGAACAGAATCCTGGGCGACGAGCGCCGCCGGGCCGAGAACGTCGCGTTGAAACAGGCCGTGACCGACTTGAGCGAAGAGGTGACGGCGACCAACAAGCGGTTGGAAGACAAGATCGACCGCGTGGCCGAGAAGGTGGAGGAGCATTCCCATTTCGAGCCGCGAATCGCAAGGCTCGAAGGGCGCATGGACGCTTGCGAAATGTGCTGCAAGACTTTCTTCGACAAATAAAAATAACCCCCGTGATCCAATGTCACGGGGGTTATTCTATTCATCGGGTCGTTCTCGAAGGTTCTTCTTCCACGCCGTTCTCACTAGCGTGCCCATTTGCGAAGCTCGGATCTTCAAGCCGCAGCGAGTGCATTTGAGCCACGGGGTGCAGTTCCAGTCGTACTCGAATCCCAGGAACGACTCCAACACTCCGACTCCGCACTCAGGGCAAGTCGGGTGTTCCAGGTCGTCCGGCATCGGAGGCTGGATGTCAGGCATAGGGATCCTCGTCCTCGTCATCGTCCTCGACGACCGGGGCTGCCTTGGCGGCCTTCTCGGCTTTGGCTTTGTCTCGCTTGGCCTCCTTCTCCGTGTACTCGGAGATATCGGTGTTGAAGCTCTCGGCCGGTGCGATGATGTAACCGAGGTTCACGTAGGTGCGGTCGTCCTTCTCCGTGTGCTTGATCTTCGCCACGAAGTAGCGGCCAATGGCGTCCTCGGGATCGATCTCGTCGTTCTCGTCCTCGACTAATCCGCACCCTGTCTTCAAGAGGCTGTAGAAAGCTCGCATGCTGGGAAGATAGTAGGACGCTTTCTGGTTCATCGTATAGTCGTTCCAGACCTTGCGGCCGTTGGCATCTTCGAACTCGCCCTTGTAGGACTTGATCTTACCCTGGTTCATAACGGGCTTCATCTTCGAGACTTTCAGGACGGTGACACCTTCCGGCATCAGGTCGAAGCCGCTCTTCTTCATTTCATCGTTGAACTTAACCATGTTGATTCTCCTTATTTCTTGTTGGTTCTAATCGTCTGAGTGATCGTCACGTACTTTTCCAGCAATCCGTCTTCTTCCAGCTTCTCGTAGTCCACCTTTCTAGTCGGCGAGGTCTTGAACGTGTAGAACTCGGTGTCGAGCGCATCCTTGCCTTCGATCCCGAGCAGCTGTTCTTTGACCAGCGCTTGAATCTTCGTGTTCAACTGCTTGCGTTGCTTTTCGAGTTCTCCCAGCCCGTTGGCTGCTCGGATGGCCTCGATCTCCACATCGATTCCGTGGAGCGACTTGAGCAGTCCCTCGAAATCGTCTGGCAACACTATATCACGCAGCTCCACTTCGCGCAAGCAGGAAAGATACTCCGCGTCGTATTTTTCATCGTACTCCGGAGAGAACTCGCCTCCGATGTACGCTTCCCACCAACGCTTCGCGTAATCCATCGCCTCGTCGATGCTCTCCCAGTCGCCGAACGGATCGCCGATGTCTAGAGAGTAGACGCGGGTGTTGTCGTCCGTGCATTCGAAGGACTCCGGATCATCGTAGTCACCTGGTTCCAGGAAGGCCACAGGGAAGTACACCGTGTCTACTCCCAGCAGCTTGGCGTACAGTAGACCCTGTGCCGCGTAGTGCGCTGGGATTCCGTTCATCCAGTCCTGCGGACGGCTCGTGGTCTTGCACTCCACGACCGCTATCGGCTGCTCGGGACTCTCGCACGTGATCCCGGGCTTGGCGAACGCCAACGCGTCCCACATGCCGCCGAACAGCTCCTCCTCGAAGAACTCGAAGTTCATGAAGCGCTTGGCGTCCTCGCACTCGAAGTACTCCTCGGGAGACTGGATGTAAGGCGACACCGACTCCTTCGCGAACTCGATCAGCTTCGACTCGATGGCCTTGCCGGCGAGCGTGTACTTGTTGTCCTCGAAGGGCGGTACCTTACAGCGCAACACCTCGCACCATGCCTGGAACGGAGTCCCCCACGGGTTCGCTCCCAGCACCTTGGCGAATCGACCTGCTGTGAGCTTCTTCTTTTTGCGGGGACGCTCCCCGGCTAGGAAGAAGCGCTTGTCGTCGGTCTCCTTGACCTCCGTGAAGCTAGCCATTGTAGGAGTCCAGATCGCTCATGACGGCGGCAGCGGCCTTCTTGGTCACGCACCACATATTCGGCGCGTCCTCGGCGGGAGTGGGTTCTCCGTCCGTGAACTTGGCTGCTGCGAACTTCTCCAAGCGGGCGCGGAAGTCCTCCGGGACGTCCTTCTCAAGCGTCTCCTGGATGCGACCGTAAAGCACCTTGCCGTAGGCCACTGTGGCGTACTTGTTATCGCTCTTAGTCTTCTCGAGCAGTTCGTCTCGCTTCTGAGCTTTCGTCTTGTCGGTCAAGAACGCGCCCGTGTCGATATGGTTGCGCATATCGTCGTTGTCGCGGTCGTTGGTCGGAAGCAGGAAGTTGTTGGTGATGAAGTTGCGGATGGCGTTCGTCTGAGCCACGGACATGGCGTAGTTGTTGCCGATGGAGACTCCGAAGCCGCAAGCGTCCACATCGATGACCTCTTCATTGTAGAAGTCGTAGAAGCTCGCCTGGCAGGTCACTAGCATCTGGAAGCAAAGCTTGCCTTTGTCGTTGTTGAAGCGTTCAAGATTCGCGTACTTGCAAGACCATCCGAACGAGATATCGAAGCGGTCTGCCATCATGGCTATGAAGGACTTGTACTGCTGCGTGTCCACGTACTCGTAATCGATGTTATCCACCATGGAGTCGAACTTCAAGACACGCGGCGCTTCCTCATGGATCGCACGACACATCAGGCCGTAGCGCTCGGTGAACGGGATGTCCTTCATGCTCACGGGGGCGGTTTTCACAGTCTCTTCCGTGTTCTCCTCGGTCTCCACGACCGGCTCGTTCTTCGCTGCAATCGCCATTTCTCAATCCTTTCCTTCTGTAAACTGTTTCAGCTTTTTCTCTGCGAGTTCAATATACCATCGCTTATCGATCATTTCAATAGGTTCGTAGCTTTTAAATTGGAACTTGTCATGGAGCGGCAGATCGTAGTCGTTCATCGCGCATTCCGGCGAATCCGGGAACTTGGACAAGCTCCCATTCTCCTTCCGCTTATAGAACGCCGCCCCGTCGTACTGCACCGCGTACACGCGCTGCACCTTGCCCGGCACCGGGGACACGATGGGTTCGTTCTGGAATCCGACCTTCCCGTCTCCTTCCGTCTTGAAGCGGTCTCGCATGCCGTACACCTTCACCACGTCCTTGTACGTACCTCCGGCTTTCAGCACCAGCTGGAAGCGCTCCAAGTCCCCGCAAGCGCCTATCGTGTCCTCCAAAGGCGTGCCATAAAGCATATTGCGCACAAGGGCTTCGTCTATGATGGTCGCGCTGTTCGACTTGAAGTCGCCGCCGTTCCAGTTCTTTACCGTGCCGCCCTTGGCTTTCACCTTGCCCGTGTCGAACTCCATGACGTAGTTGTTCACGTCGCGCTGCACCATCTGCTTTATGATGTCGGTGTCCACGGTGAAGCCCGTCTCCTCCGTCCAAGCGCCGATGACCGCTTCAAGGTCGCCGATGCACTCGTCCGCCACGTTCAGCACCCAGCCGTCCGTGTTGAGCTGGACGATCTCCACGTCGCTCACGGCCTCGTGGATTCGGTTCATCAAGTCCACGATGAGCAGCTGACCGGTCAGGCACACGCACGTGGCCATGAACGGGTCGTAGAGCTTGTTCCAGCGGTTCTTCATGCAGCCGTACACGGTGTTCAGCACCAGCTTCGCAGCGTCGGCTTGCTTCTTCCAGTGGATCGCGCCCTTCTTGTCCCCGCGCTTCTCGCACTCCTTGATCCTGCCCTTCGCCTCCATGCGCAGATCGTAAAACTCATTGAACAGCGAGCGCCATTCAAACGGCACGCCACGGGACAGGTAATCGAATATGATCATCATGGAGGGGTAGAACGAGCCGATGTCCTGGATCAGCAGCGTGCGTCCGTTGCCGCTCTCGTAGCGTCTCGGGACGGCGCGATAGCGGTTCTCGGTCTTACCCTTCCTCGGCCCGCTCTTGAACACATGTTCGTCGATTACGCCCGTGCTTGCGTGTATGCCGCCGATTCCCATGACGGTTGGACAGCCGTGCAGGTCGAACAATACCGGATCGATCTCGTCTCGCCAGCCAGAGTAAGTGGTCACGGAGTCGACGAAGTCAAGCACGCATCCCGGCATTCTGGACAGGTCGATGATATCCGTCGGACACACGTCGATGTAGCGTTCCTCGCCGAACAGGTTGAGGGGATCGCAGTGGACGGCGTGTAGCGCCTCGGATACCACCCGTGCGTTCGTGTTCTTCATCATGTCCGCGTCACTCAGCCCGGCCATGTCGCACAGGGACTTCTTGGTCGATATGTAATCGGTGCGCAGGTAGTACAGCGCTTCCGTCGCATCCACGTCGTGGATACAGTACTTGATGCAATCGTCCAGCTCCTCTGGCGTGAGCGGACGGTCGATATCGAAGGACACCGAGGTTTCCTTGACGTTCAAGCCGATGTTCGCCTCGATCTCTTTCAAGCCCTTGCGCGGCACGATGTCGTGGAAGAGGTCGATGATCGGCGGAAGCTCCACGTCCCACGCCTCTTGACCAAGCAAGTCCCATGCGTCCTGCAGCTCGTCGAAGATGAGCGTGTCGCTCAGCTCCTTGACCTGCTCGACGCTCCATCCCAGCAGCATGGCTTTCAGAATGTACTGGTCGTAGTCTCGGAAGTTGTATCCGACGATCCAAAGGTCGGGGTTCGCGTCTACGAAAGAGCGCACCCCTTCCGTGTCGTTATGGAAGACGGTGCGCTCGCCAGTGCGTTTGTTCTTGAAAACCCAGATGTCATCGTAAGCGTACACTTCGCAGTCGCAGAACCATAGATCGGGTTTTCCCATTGTCCTATCCCTCTATCGCTATGTCTTCTTTCGGCAGAACGTACTTCCAGACCCGCTTGGTCGTGTTATCGATGCGCTTCTGACCAGGTTGACTGCCGGCCTCCGCAAGCTTCTTGCTCAACGTGATCTTGGAATACGGTTTCGTCACATTGTACTCCCTGCACCAGTTCATGTAAATGGCGTAGATGTCGTCAGGGTAGCTCCAAGCGTTCGGATGGCGCATGGGGTCTACGATCTGTAAGCACTCCTCCACGAACTGCTGGAACAAGTCCTTTTGCACGCTCCTGTAGTTGTTCGTCGCCAAAAGCACGGGGTTGGGCTTCTCTCCGAAAGTGCAGCCGTTGTGGTAGAATCGGATAGCCCCTTCCACGAGCCACTTCAAGATGTAAGCGCCGTCCTCGGCTATAAGCACGTCCTGGTAGTTCGTTATCATTTCCTCGCGGTTGATGGTCGCATCGAACGGAATGACCGTGATGCGTCGCCAAGTGCCCGCGTCGTTGTCCTTCACCTTCGGCAGATGGTTCGTGGCCAGCAGCGTGGAATGCGTCGGCTCGAACTCTATGTACCCGTGGTTCAGCACTCGTCCGACCATCGTATCCGAGGACACCATGCGCTTCACGCTCGCCGTGGACAATACCTGCCCGCTCTCCGTCTCCTGCCCGATCACCAGGCGCTTGCCCTTGATCGAGGCGAGCGCGACCTGCTGCTCGTAGCTCACCTTGTCCATGAGGATGTCAGGGTTCACGGAGGTGCAGTAGTCGCCGAGGATCGCTTTCAGGATGTTGAACAGCGTGGACTTGCCGTTGCTGCCGCAGCCGGTGGCTATGAGAAGGTTCTCCTCATACACCTTGCCGACGCACGCGGCGCCCATTTGCAGCTGCATGAACGATATCAGCTCCTTGTCGCCGCAGAAGATGCGGTTCAGGAACTCGTGCCACATCCCAGTGCTTTCGGCTTCGGGATCGTACGACAGCATGGCGGTCTGCGAGTTGAAGTGGTTCCACGCCGGAGGGTACGTCTCCCCGGTTCGCAGATCGACCACGACGTTGGGCGTGTTCAGCTCCCAGCCGTTGGAGTCGAAGATGCTTGCCGGCTGGCGCAGCATGGACTCTGCCAGCTCGAGCATGGCTCGGATGCCGCTCGCGCTGTTCGTACGGTTCGCGTGCTTCATGAAGGCGGCGGCCGAAGCCATGATGATCTTTCCCTCTTTGGAATCGACCGTGCATCCCTCGTCCTCGCACTGCTGAGCCATGATGTCCCAGTACTCCTTGGCGACGTACATGACGTTCTCGGCGAACTCCACGGCGCATTGCTGCGCCCGGTACGCCTTGCTCATTTCCCACTGCGTGCCGCAGTAGTAGCACCATCCCCATTCGACGGTGTACGCCAGCTCGTGCTTGAACACCTCTGCGAAGGCGCGGGCGTTTCCTACGTCCGTGTAATCGTCAAGTGGCAAGATGATCTCGCCTCCTTGCGTCTCGCTGAGGCGCATGGTAACGTCCGATATGTTATGAATCTTGCGGTCGTTGTCAGCAGCAGTGACCGCAGTCATGGCAATGGCCTTGTCGATGGTCGTTTCCAGGTAGTCGGCGCGGTTGGCCACCTTGGCCAGATGGCGGCGATCCTTGGACATGACCCACGGCGAGTCCATGAACACCTGCTCGATGGCCTCCGCGTCGCGGTTGAGCCAGTACGCGAGCTTGCACATGAGCGACATGTCGTGAGAACTCTCGTCGTCCTCGTGATCCGTGTCGTTGTACAGGCGGTGCAGCTTGTCGTCATGGGTCAGGCCGATGTTGAGCCAGTCGCCGATGCTCTTCTCCCCGTGATCCACGGTGATGAGTTCGGGCTTGACCGCAGTCTCCATCGTCGGCAGGTACTTGTCGAACAGCCAGTCGATGGAATCCTGCATGTTCAGGACTTTCTCACCTGAGTCCGGGACTCGGTCGCCTGTGACGGTGACGAAGTTGTACCCCGTGTACACCTCGATGCCGGGGACGCGGGTGCGCTCGTTGGGTTTCTTGCCCTGGCAGAAGATGTGCAAACCCTTGCCGGAAGGGCTGTACTCGATGTAGGTGTCGATGAAGTGGTCGGTGATGTCCTGAGCCAGCTCGGTGAGGGTGCCGTCCTCTTTGAAGCAGTCGTCCAGGTCGATGGCGAGGAAGCCATGAAGAAAGACGAAGCCGATGCCGTCTGCGTCATGCATTTCGACACCGGCTAGCGCTCGGTTGAAGTCCGTGTACATGCCCTCGTCCGTCTTGGAGCAGACCTCCCCGGAGAAAGGAGACACGGGAGGTTTGGAGAACTTCCCGTTGCCCTTGTCGATGAGCTTATAAATCAACCAGAGCGGAACATCCGTCATTTCCCTCGGGAAAGTCCTCGTCATAAGCGTTTCCAAACAGCTCATAGGGCAGATCATCCTCCATGTAGTCTAACTCGTCGTATTCGTCGCTGATCGCCAGGTACTCGCACCTCTCGGCTACGCGGTCAGCGAGCCTGGCCAGTTCAAGACCGTTCATCGAACGCTCTCTCGACGGCGGCTATTATGAGGTTCGTGGATCGTGTGATCGCCCTTTTCAAATCTGCGAACTCGTCAGTGCGAATTCCGCTGCCGTTCAGCATGCGGTCGCGGATCACGACGCAAGCGTGATCCAGGGTGGAAGGGTAATACCCAGTGTCCTTCCAGTCCCAGCGCGTCTCCCCGGTTCCCTTGGTCTTGATCTCTCCCCACTCGAACAGGTTGTAGCACAGTCCGTTGGAGTAGCTCTCGATCTTCCACAGGTTGTTCCCGTCCTCATCTAACACTACGAACTCGGTCTTACCCGTCTTGGCGGGCGTGACAGCGTCAGCTCTCGTCCCCATAATAGCCCCGTTCTCGGTTCTTCTTCTCCACCTCGGATCGGATGGACTCGTACTCGTCGTCCGAGATATCCAGCATGCGCAGCAGGGTCTCGCACGCGTGTATTACGTCCATCGTCTCCATCACGACATCCAGGCGGGACTTTCCAGGAAGCCGTGTGCAGCTCATGTAGTCGACCATCGCCTCCGTGGCTTCGACTACTTCCTCTCCGATCTTGCAAATCTGGTCTGTGAAAAGCAAGCCCTCCGTCTCGATAGCAGGGAAGAGGTATGAACGCTCCTTCTCGATGTCGCACTCGGACAGCCGGTACAGATAGAACTCGGCCTTCATCACGTCCTGTATGCCGTTCTTGTCCTGACATCGCCAGATGTACTTCAAGATGTTACCTCGCAGATAACCGACGAACTGCTGCGGGGTCAACGCGGCCTCGATAGCATCCAAGCACTCGATTCCGCCTCGCGTGTAATGTGCCGGATGGTTCACGGGATCATTCATCCGATCACATCCCGATCATTGCGACGATGGACGTGACGGTGAACATCACGCACGCCGTGACCGCCAGCGCAGTGGACTTGTCCGCGATATCCAGCTGCTTCACCGTCAAGTCGTTTCCCGACAGCGACGAGTACGCCCAGTTGTAGACGCGAACGATCATCAGCACCAGCGCCAGGGCTGCAACCGACAGCGTCGCGATCCCCATGTAGTGGGCTATCATAGAGACGATCTCGTTCACCGTGCCCATTCCACACCGCCTTCCGCCAACTCGTCCATCAGCGTGTACAAGCCCATCGTCTCCCCGCTGACGTTCTCCTTCGCCGCGTACATGCGGATGAACTCGCTCAGTGCGGACACCGTCTCCCAGGCGACGATCATAGCCGCCAGCGTCGGGCGGTCATCGTCCTCGACCATCGCGCGGGCGGTATCCAACGTGGCTTTCAAATCGGTTTCGATGGCCTTCTGGATCGCGAGCATGTCGTCCGTCATCTGATCCTCGGCGACGGTGTTCCCTCGTTCCCGGTCGTCGCCCAGCGCGCTGCACAACGTGGCGAACTCCACGTTCCGCGTGCTAGGAGGGAATGGATACTCCATCTTTACCTGAAATGTCATAACCGTAATTCTCCCATTCTCCGTTCTCGAAATCGCGCTTCACCAGCAACGCGACCCGATTGTTCAAGTTGTACCATAATATATCATCGGTGCCGAAATTGTCAACCGCGAGGCTAAACATACGCTCGCCCAGCGACTTCAACAGCTCCCAGTCCATATCGGCGAGCCATACCAACCCCGGTATGCTCTCGTCGCCCTCTTTTGGAGCCAAGATGAAGAGAGCAGGGCAGCGAGCATCTAGGGCGAACCTGAACATGACACCCGCCGCCAGCTTCTCCACCGAATTCAAATCTCCCGTGGCCTCGTCGAACTTGACCAGATCGTACCTCTTCCCAAGCTCCTTCATGCGAACCGCGGGAAGGAAGCAGATCATTCTTTGCATCCGATGTCGAACGCCCGAAACACGAGAGCCGTAACCCAGATGCCTCCGTACACCATGCCGCCGAGACCGTACATCCCGTAAACCAGCTGCCCCAGCAGCGCGAGTCCGAACACGACGCCGAGCGCCAGCACCAGCAGCACGGCGATGGCCAGGACGAACCCGATCACACCGCCCACAACTTTCCAAACCTTCATTCTTCGATCCCTTCCTTCCGTTTCAATTCCAACCATAACCTATCGTTGAAGTCCTCGTGCGCTTGCAAGCTCCGGTACATGTCCTCCTCTATGCTGCCCTCCGTGAGCAGGAATGTGAAGGTGCAAGCCCGCGACACCCCGTTGCGGTGCGTTCGGCTGCGACTCTGATCGAGCATGGTGCTCGAATTGCAAGGCTCGTAGTATATCGTGTCCGATGCCGTGAACAGGTCGATGCCGGCGTTCGCGCTCTGGTACTGAGCCAGGAACACGCGGCACTCGGAAGCGTCCGCCGCCTGGAAGTCGCGCCATACGTTCTTGTTCTGCTGGTTTCCGTTCAGGTACATGAACGGCACCTTGGCTTTCTTGAACGCGGCGCACAGCGCCGTGAACGAATGCTTGAAGTTGTAGAACACGACGGTCTTGTTCGGGTTGCTCTCGATCAGCTCCATGGCGTAATCGATCTTCGCGCACTTCAAGCTCACGGGCGATCCGTCCGAACCAACCACGTGACCTGCGGCGATCTGACGCAAGCGCAGCGTGCGGACGAGGGGATTGTCGAACACCTCCTCCGTGTACTCGATGACGTTCTCCTGCATCGCGTCGTCGTACATCGCCTTCGTGGACATGCCCGTCGATTTATTCGATCCCGTAACCCACGGAACCGTAACCACGTTGTCCGGCATGCACTCCGGCAAATCCATGCACTCGCTCTTGAGAATCGACTGCGAGTAGCCCGAGACCTCGTCCAGGAGCTTCTCCTGGTTGCGATAACCCTCGATGATCTTCACATAGGTTCCCGGTAGGAAGCGCGTTTTCAGGTATTCTCGCTCGAAGCTCGGATAAGTGTAGTAGTTGCCCCCGCACATGGTCATCATGAACGACCAGAAGTCCTCCAAGCGCGAGTTGGTCACAGGGGTTCCGGTCATGACGTAGCGGAACCTGATGTTCGCTATCAACCCCTTCGTGCGCCCGCTACCCACTACGTACTTCGTGCGGTTCGAGCTGGGACGTGCAAGACAATGCGCCTCGTCCATGACTATAGCGTCCCAATGCGTCTCGTCCACTTCCTTGCGGTGCTTGCTGTCCTTGCGCGACAGCTTCTCGTAGTTCATCAGCGTGAGCGCCTTTTCCAACGCCTGGGCGCGGTAACTGAGGCCGCACTTGACGAGCGTCTCGCAGTCTCGCTCCACCGCACCAAGCGCCGACTTCGGGGCGAGCCACAGTATGCTCTCCGCCTCGCCGCCCAGCACCAAATCGCTAAGGTGCATCAGCATGGTGAGCGTCTTGCCGCTGCCCATGTCCCAGAACAAGCCGAAGCTGTCGTGGTCGGCCAACAGCTCCAACCCCTTCTTCTGATGGTCGAACAGTCTGAACGCCATGATCAGCCCTGCGCCTTGTGCGCTTGGATCATCTGCAGCTCATCGAGCCATTCTCGGAAATCCTCGCGCAAGTCCTCCGCTATGTCGTGCGCGTGGTCTTCAAGCTCGTCCTCTGGGAAGAACCGGCGGTAGCTGAAACTCGAACCCTTTTCGATGATCTCGAACAGACGCAAGTCGTCTGCTGCTTCCACGAGCGCGTACGACCTCACCTCAGACCCGATCCGATATTCCAGCTTGGCCACCGCTCCCGTCTTCCTGTTCAGGATATGGTCTCCGCACGTCGTGCCCCAATCCAGACACTCTACGACCAGGCTCATGTCGTCCAGCTCCAAGATGCGTTCCATATCGGCGACGGTCATGCCCTTGCCCTTCTCTCCCATGCGCCAGTAATGCAGGGAATCGCGCTCGAGCGCTATGTAATCCTTGACCGACTTCAAGGCCAGACCGAATTCGCCTAGCTCGATCTCGTAGTTCTCGTAACGACTCACCTGCTCGGCGAGGCGCTTGTTCACCGCTTCCAACTCGTGAATCCTGCCCACGACGTACTGTTCCAACACATCGCCCATGTCGAACCTCCTCAGACGTAACCCCATTTGCGGGGCAGCTCTTCTCCGTTCTCCAACCTGTCCAGCATGTCGGCGAACGGCTCCAAACCAGCCCTGTCCACCGCCCAGCCGTAACCGCCGGCCTTCCTGACCTGCGCTAACCTTATCTTCTGCGCCTTCGTGAGCTTGTAAGACCCGTTCACGTCGTCCTTGACCTCCACTCCGACGAAGCGTCCGTTCACGCAACCGATCATGTCGGGCATGCCCGTGACGTTAGTCACCCGCAAGCCCAGCCTTCCGCCTTCGTTCAACAGCTCCTTGACCTTCGCCAACACCGACGCTTCGTCTCGATGAGACCTCATTGTTCCGCCCCGGCAAGCCTCTTAGCCCGACACACGAGGTCGATGCAACTAGCCACGTAGCAATCGCTCACGCCGTAATAATCGTCCGGGGTCTCGCCCTTGATCTTCGCCGGACAGTTGTTGCAGCTGCTCCCAATGCAATTCCAATACTTCAAACCCGGACGGTGCGCGTCTCGCATCAGCTCGTCCCAGGAATCACACTCCGACTCCAACCATAACAGGATGCCGTCGGAACATAGATTGCACATGCAATCTTCGCTGCTCTTGTCCCACGCGCAGTACCCGCAACGATCACCGCCGCTCAGGATACCACGCATCGCCTCGACTCCGCCCGCTGCCAGCACGTCGAAATTGGTTCTCATGTCGTTCTCCTTCATCTTGTAGAAATAGAAAACCCAACCCCTTCTCATCGCACAACGCCAAGTTCGATCACGGTTGCGAGCGAGGTTAGGAACGCCAAGACGGAGAAGCTGACCGTCACGCCCAACGACTTGCGCTCTCCGTCCGAAGCCAGCAGGAACCGCACCATGCACACCCAGTGGGCACCGCACGCCAAGCAGATCATCATCGGCAGGTAGTGAGCCAGGGTTCGCATCACCGCACCTCGATCTTGCCGCTGCGAAGGCACACGACTTGCACGGTGCAGGAACCACGGGAGGGTTCGATCCAGTCGACCAGCCACTGCGACGACTGGATGTCGGCCGTCATGCCCAGCAGCCGCAGCTCCCCGTCCGGCTGCATCAGCAGCATCCCCACCATGTCCGAGTACTCGCGGAGGCGCGACGGGTCGAACGACCCGCGAGTCCCCACGGCGAGGCGCACAGCGTCGCACACCCCCAGCGTGCCGTTAGCATTCCCCATTTCTAGCGCTCCTCTCGTAGCGGAAACCTTGATAAGAATAAGCCGACACCGGCAGCAGCTTCGACTCCGGATCGCCTAGCTGAACTTTGAACTCGGCCGCCGTGAGCTTCGGGTACCCGTGATCCTCGAACCATGCGTGAACCTTGCGCCATTCGAACGGCTTCAAAGCCTCCGGATCGAAGAACACGAAGGCTCGCCCGGCGTGCAGCGCCAGCGCCGGCTCTTCCCGCAGGTACAGGACGAACACCTCTCCCAAATCCCAGATGCCGCCGTCCTCGCATTGAACGTACATTATACTGACCCCGCTTTCTTCTCCACGATGGCGTACGCATGCTTAAGCTCCGGCGAACAGATCGCCTCCACGATGCCGCCGTCCAGCTTCCACCCTTCCAGTTCCTCCGCCTCGGACGCGTCGTAGCACTCCCAGTCCAGATCGCCGTGTTCCCAGCACTGCTCCAACAGCCGCAGGAAGCGCCCTGGCAGAAAGAGCATCGCCGTAGCGTCGTCCTCGTCCATGCCCTGCCTGATCAGCTCGCTGCACACCGCGCGGTAGCGGTTCATGTTGTACTCGATCACGTTCACCTTAACGACACCCCATGCTCATGCCCAGTCGCCGGAAGATATATTCCGCGTCGTAGTCCAGCATGTTGTTCAGCTGGTCGTCCGTGATCCCGTCGGGGTAGAACTCCTCGATGAGGGCGGTCATGTCGTCCTCCCTGCCCTCGCCGATGATGTGCATCTGAGTGTCCAACCCGTTGCCCCAAGCCTCGAACTCCTCGAAGTTCATTTCCGTGATAACCTTCATGACAGCCTCCTAGCAGTCTTCCAATCGGTTTCAAACCAGCTCCAACGTCTTGCCGGCGACGGTGTTCGCGCGTTCCATCGCCTACCTCCTCGTCTTATACCAGATACAAGCCATCGCGACCGCGTACACCGCGACGGCGAACCAAGTCTCCGGGTTCATCCTACCACCCCAGCATCCGGTCGACCGGCGCGTAGACCAGCCACGTGAGCTTGTCCGCGACCCACGCCAGCGCGTCCCATGCGGGACTCGGCAGCCACGCGAACGCATCCAGCACCAGCTCGTACACGATACCCTCGATCATCCTAACCGTCCTCTCGCACTGCTCGCAGCAGTCCCATCCGCACGCACCCGCATACCCACGCCTCGAACGCGCCCTCGCGTCCCAGCGCCTCTACCGCAGCCGCCTCGTCCTCGTCCGACTCCACGGCTTCGCCGTGCAGGGCGCGCAGCTCCTCGTCGTCCATCCGCACGCCCCGCTCCGTATCCAACCACGCGCCCATGTCAGCGCCTCGCCATGCGCCGGATTTTCCAAAACGCCTCGTCCAACGCACGCGCTTGCATGTCAAGCCACGTCTCGTCCCAGCTCGGGTTCCACTCGCCGTGCCGCGTCGCCTCCTGCTTGCTCGGGGAACACAGGCGACGGCAAATGTCCTCGTCGAAGACCAGCGCGCATCCGCTGTAGCTGTACTCCTGCCAGCTCCCCGCCCCGTTGAGCAGGAGGCGGCGGAGTCCTCGGGCGTCCATGCCGCCCAGCTCGCGCTCGGGGTCGATCCCCCAATCCAGCAGCTCGATGGCGTACTCGTTCACGCCGCGATCCCACGCGCTCCGGGGGGTTCGCCGCACGCAGCTCGTTCAACGCGTCCTTGACCTTCATGCTTCCGCCTCCTTCTATCCGATGTAGTAAGCGTGGTTGCAATCGCGGGTGATCATCGCCCGCATCCTGCGCCCGCTCTCGGGATCGTCGAACTCGAACTGCACCGTGAACGCGAACGTGTTGTGTCCCGCGATGCGGAACCCCTCGCCGTGGAACTCCTCGCACAGCTCCCGGCAGCGCTCGTACGCGCGCCGCTTCTTCCGTGAACACGTCCCGTACACGTCTTCCAGCCTCTCGCCCTCGTTCCGGTACCCCGGCGCTGCAGCCCTGGGATGCACCGTGAAAGCCTCCTTGACGCTCCTCGCTCCGTCGAAACCCGTCATCATGTCTCCTTCCTCCGTCCGCCCTCGTGAGCCACGGGGCGGGATTCCCGTTGTCCTGTTGACTGTCCTTCAGTCGCTCTTCCGTCCCGGCTAGCAGCCGTCCCAGCGCTTCATGCCGCCCTCCGGGTCGCTGTAATACCACCTCTCGCCCGTGACCAGCTCCAACGCGTCGACCAGGGCGCACGCCCTAGCCCTCACCGCGATCCCGCGCACCGTCTCCATCGCGTCGCCGACGCGCCGCCCGGCGTGCAGGTCTTCCCAAGCCTCGGCGCACAGCCGCCCGAGCTGTCCGATGCGCTCCTCCATCGCGTTCTCTTCCACGTTCTCCATAGCGTTCTCCTCACCTATTAATGTACGAGTTGTCCTGTTGTCCTGTTGTCCTGTTGTCCTGTCTTGCGGCCTTCTCTCGATACAAGAAAAGCCCTGCGACAAACCCGCTGGTCAGCGAGCCGTTCGCAAGGCTTTGCAATAGCGCGGGCACCGCCGGACACGTCGCGTCCCCGTTACCCGCGCTGCAACCCTCCTCGGGCTGCTCTCATGTTCTCCGTCATGCCCCGCCGCGCGCCCTCTCGCGAGCCTCGGCGGCCAATCTCCGGTTGTCAAGCAGCCCCTCTGTTCCTTCGAGCCGCTCCCGCGCCCCTCCGTTCCCGATGACTGCTACTATACGCCCGTCCGTCGGCGTTGTCAACTGCTTTCGGGAAAATAATTCCCGACGATTCCCGACGATTCCTCGAGCATCGGGAATTCGTTCCCTCCACAATCCGTACACGTTCGATTCACAATTCCTACACAATTATCGGGAGAGGGCGAGCCACGGGAGGGCGAAGGCCGTCGGATGGTCGGATTGTCGAACATCGAGGGCGAATGTTCATTATTGAACAGGTTGTTGAAAAAGGTCACGGGAGGCGTTTGCATCATGCCTGGTCAGATGCTATATATTTTTCGAGAATAACATTGACCTGCGCATAACGCATTTTTTTAGGGTCGTATACGCTTTTTGGAGGGTTTTAGTGGGTTTGACCTGGGGTTATAGTGAAAATGGGGGTTGAGCTGGGGATTCTATTTGCCCAGGTCAGACCCCACAAAATAACGCATAACGCACTTTACCATACTAAAGTCACAACCGTTATTCCCAGGTCACTATGAGAGAAATAACGCATAACGCATTTTCTAGAAAACGGCTACTATATTTTTAGCTACATGTCCCAAAAATGGTACATATACCCCCTAAAAATTATTTTATATAGAACCTTCCCATTTTGACCCCAAAATGCGTTATGCGTTATTTTCTTGTCCTTGACCTGGGAAAATCGAAATAACGCATTTTTCGGCGTTTTCGTAAATTCGGCCTCTGACCTGGGCATAACGCATAACGCTTTACCACGCTAAAGTGCGTTATTTGCGTTATGCCCAGGTCAGAAATTAGTGGTCGATTAGTCATCTTTACCGCATAAAACAGGCTTTTTGTCAAATCGGCGATAAAACACGGTTTTCTGTCACAAAAACAGGGTGTTTCGACACCCGTGTCTTAAAATAGTACTAAATTATTAGTTCGTCCATTCATCAGGGGTTTTACAGCCGACCTGGGGTTTTCTAAAATGAAGATTGACCTGGGGTTTTAGGTTTTGAGCTTCTGACCTGGGGTTTTCTAAAATGAAGATTGACCTGGGGGTTTTGCCGAAAGCAGGGGTTTTCGCCGAAGAGTCCGAAAACGAGGGTTTTTGCCGCGAAAAGGGCGAAAAAGGGGTGAAAAGGGGTGAAAAGGGGCGAAAATAGCAAGGTAACAGTTTAGTAACGGATTAAAATGAGGGTTATCTATTGACAAGACCATGTAGAATATGATATGGGGCTTGGGAGGGGCGGTTCCGAGGCCTCGGAGGGACGGCGCGCCGAGGGCGGAGGAGGCGCTCTCCTCCCGTGGCTTCGCATGCGGGGCTGGGACTGGCGGCGGGGATGGCGCTGAGAGTCCGTACGAGGCCGCTGCAGGGCGGGTCAGCGGTTCGGACGGGTCGACGCAGGGTCGGGAGGGCATCGGGGCTGTGAGGCGCTCTGAGCGAGGGGAACTCCATGAGGGGGGAGGGTGGCGGAGCATCCCCATGGAGCGGGCGGGCTTTCGGCGGTTATCTGTTTTTCCGATAGCGGCGGCGGGGCTGCGCGGAGAGGGGCGCGCGGCGGCGGCCGCCGGGAATGCGTGCGAGGGAGAGGGCGCGTCGAGGACGCGGGCATCGCCCGTGGCTTCGCAGGGCTCCTCCGCGATGCTTGCTCCGAGGTCGGAGCGACAGGCATGCGTCGGATGCGACGGCGCACGCACCTACCCTCGGCTTTTTCGATTCGAAATCGACATGCGTAATGACGGTGTTCTGATCTGGCGCTTCACAGGACACCTCGGTTCGGCGGGAGAGGGTACCTCCCCCCTTTGTACGCCCCGAAGGGGGTGCGGCGCATATCGAGTGCTTTACCACCCGAGACCCAGAACGAATCCCCCCTTTTTTTTTCTCCGACCCTCTCGACCCGAAGCGAATCTCTCTCTCCCTCTCTCTCTTCCCGTCGCGAGCCGCCGTCCTTCCTTCCGCCTCCCGCCTTGCGAGCGGGACGGACCCTACCCCTCCGCACGCATTCCCCGAACCCCCTCCCGTGGATTCGCCTCCCTCCCGGCGCGGGAAATACGGCGGATCCCCTTGACAGGCCTCCCGCGACCTTGTATGCTGGAAGCATCGAACCTAGGGAAAGGAAGGTCATGGACGACGGGTTGCAGAGAGCGCACGACAGGCTCTTGGAGGAGAACGGCGACATGCGCCGCGAGATCGAGGTGCTGACGAGGGACGTCGACTTCCTGCTGGCTCAGAACCGGAGGCTGACGGCCGAGAACCGCGACCTCTTGGAGGAGATCGACGATCGAATCGACGTCTGGGAGGACGAGGAGTGGCAGCTGTGAGGCGGTGCGAGTGCGACGGGGCTGAGTGCCTGTTCCACGGGTTCTTCCAGAGGGCGTGGACGCACGGCTCCGGAGCGTTGACCGGTAGCTTCCCCGCAGGTCAGGAGGCGTTCCCCGTGGCCCTGGTGGAGTACCCGGACGGGACGGTCGGGCAGGTGCCGGCGCTGGACGTCAGGATGCTGGACGCGTCCGACGCGGAGTTCGACCTGTTCGATGCGAGCGAGGACTGCGACGTCGTGATGACCACTGTCGGCGACGTCAGGCGGGCGTACTTCTCGGGCTTCGGCGACGGGGCGAACGACGAGTGGGAGCATCAGCCCGTGAGGTTGAAGGGCGCTGTGCTGCGATGACCGCGGGACGGAGGAAGCCGCCGTGCGTCGGGTGCGAGCGGCACGTGGACTACGAGGTGGACGACTGCGGCGAGCGCCTGTGGCTGCATTACTGCCGGCTTTCCCGTGTCGACGGGGTGACGGGGAGGCCGAGGGAGCTGCCGTGCCGGCTGTGCCGGCTAACGCCGCTGTGCGGGTTCGAGGAGAAGACCGAGTGGAGGAGGATATGAGCATGGTAGAGTTGAACGACGGGCAGCTGAGGAAGGCGCGCAGGGTGATCGCCGAGGCCGCGGGCGAGGAGGCTGCCGCCCTGATGCTCGACGACGAGGTGCGGGCGGAGCTGGACGCGCGCTACGCCGTGTTCTGCCCGCCGAGGTTCGCCGACGAGTCGCTGGTGCTGATGGAGCGCGAGACGTATCTGAGGACGGGGGATCGGGAGGAGTCCGAGGATCGAGCGCCGCGGGCTTGAACGGCGGGCGGCTATATGGTATAATGGACGGCGGCATGCGCAAGGGACGGCGGTGCCGCCTTTCTTTCTGGTGCGGGGACGCGCGGGCAGAACCCGATGCGCCTCGCATTCTGCTTTCATCGAGAGGAAACCCTATGGGAATCAAATACGAGCCGCTCAAATGCAGCGCCCCTGCCGCGAGGAAGCGGCGCGACGAGGTGGTCGGAGAGGTCGGCAACCTGGAGGAGACCAAGGGAATGGTCAGGAACGACGCGGCCAAGCGCATGGAGCATCTGCTGGGGCAGAAGGCCGCGAAGATGTTCGGGGACACGCTGGAGGACCTGCGGGCCAACCCGCAGCAGTTCTCCGTGGTCTTCAAGGACAAGGGGCTGCGCCTCAACGCCATCAAGGCCATCGGGGAGAAGGCTCGGGTCACGGACTTCCCGAACACGGAGGCCGAGGTGTACGACGAGTTCTCCCAGTACATGGAGTACTGCGAGACGTTCTTCATCCCGCCGAGCCTGGGGATGTTCGCCGTGTGGTGCGGCACGTCGCTCGCCGACTTCGAGAAGAAGAAGGAGGCGTGCAAGCTGCGCCGACCGGAGGTCGCACAGGCGCTGGGCGTGTGCAAGGAGCTGATCCGCGACTTCGTGGAGACCAAGGCCATGGACGGCGACGTCGCGCCCGCCGTGTACCTGCACCAGAACAAGGCGTACTTCGAGGCCGTGGAGACCACGGCAGTGCGCCACGAGACGACGGTCGACCAGCACGTGCGCGACCCGGAGCAGATCGGCGAGATCATCGATCTCATCCCCGACGAGGTGAGGCGCAAGGTCGCAAAGGGGCAAGGTTGACCTATCCCGTGACCTATGGTATAATGGAAGGAACGGTCAGCGCAACCGGTAATGCGCGGGCAGGGATGGCGGGAGCCGTTTCCGATGGGGACGACTCGAGAAAAAATAAAGCACTCCATGGTATTCCATGGGGTGCTTTTCCATGTTATAGTGGTGATGCAACGGAAAACATGAGAGAAAGGCGAAGAATGAGCAACGCGGCACCGAAGATCAGGGTTTTTCGTCGAACAGGCGACCCCGCGTCCCGTCGACCTGATATCCGACGCGATGGCGACGTGCTACTGCAGCGAGCGCGGGCTTCCGTACGAGAGGGCGTTGAAACGAGTGGGGCGCGCCGTGTCCAGCGCCCACGGGAGCGTGTTGGAGCATGCGGGCTGCACGCTGCGCGTCGAGGGCGTGTCCAGAGCGTGCATGGCGCAGCTGACGCGCCACCGCATGGCCAGCTTCTGCGTGGAGTCCCAGCGCTACGTGAAGTACGGCTTCTCGGAACTCGACTACGCCGACAAGACGTGCATCCCGCCGAGCATCAAGTTCACGCACAAGCTGGAACCGTTCTCCAAGCACATGGAGGCGTGCCAGCAGCTCTACAACGAGCTGGTGGACGCGGGGGGTGCCGGCGCAGGACGCGCGGTACGTGCTGCCGGAGGCCATGCTGACCAGCCTCGTGATGACGGTCAACGCGCGTGAGCTGTTCCACATCCTCGACATGCGCCTCGATCCGGCGGCCCAGTGGGAGATCCAGTTGCTCGCCGAGACCATCGAGCGCGAGTTGCGGGATCACAGCGTCCAGTGGAACGACCTGCTTGCGCTCCGGGCGTAGAAACGCTATAATGTAAGCACCATAGTCCTCCTTTCCTCGTCTTGAGGGAGAATCGCTCCGTAGCATGTAGGCTGCGGGGCGATTTTTCCCTGAACCGGGGATCGAAAACCAGAAAGAAGGCTAAGTTGTCCACTATCGATGACGTTTACGAGATTTTAGAGACTACAACGTTCGTTCCTGCTATCGAATCTGACATGAAAAGATCGAACGCCAACGTCAATGCCGACGATCCGATGGGCGCGATGCTCACGTACGGTTCGGAGACAGCACGTTTGTGGTATAGGGACAGAGTCATTCCCAAATATCTTGTCGTAGCGATGGATCAGGGGTGGCTTTACTGCCACGACCTCGACTTCTTCGCGCTCACGACCACGTGCTGCCAGATCGACCTGTCGAAGCTGTTCGAGGACGGCTTCCACACGGGGCACGGGCACGTCCGCAAGCCGCAGTCGATCCGAACCGCCGCAGCGCTGGCTTGCATCGCGATCCAGAGCAACCAGAACCAGGAACACGGAGGCCAGTCAATTCCGGCGTTCGACCATTACATGGCCCCTTACGTCAAGCGGACGTACGACAAGTACTTCGATGAGCTGATGCGCACCATGCAGACGCTCGGCGTTTCCAGCTCTGACCTGTCCAGGATCCCGGAGATTGCATGGAACAAGACCGTCGAGGAAACGAACCAGGCGATGGAAGCCCTCGTGACCAATTTGAACACGATGAACAGTCGCGCTGGAGCGCAGGTGCCGTTCAGCAGCTTGAACTACGGCACGGACACGTCCAAGTGGGGCCGTCAGGTGACCAGGTCGCTGTTGAAGGCGACGTGGGAGGGTTTGGGTCACGGCGAAACGCCGATCTTCCCCGTGCAGATCTTCAAGTTGAAGGAAGGCGTGAACTATAACCCGGAGGATCCGAACTACGACCTGTTCCAGTTGGCAATGCAGGTGAGCGCCAAGCGCCTGTTCCCCAACTTCAGCTTCCTGGACGCGCCGTACAACCGCAAGTTCCTGAAAATGGACGAGAGCGGTAAGTACGACCCGGATACCGAGGTTGCGTACATGGGGTGTGCTGACGAACGAGAGACAATCACCGTGAAAGACGGCGATTCCGTTAATGTAATGGGAATCGGTGCGGCTGTCAAGAAGTACGCTGAACGTGAAGATGTTTCGGTTTGGGATTCCAATGCTGGAAGATTCGTGAAGGTTTTGACGTGGATCGAGAACCCGGAACGAGGAAACTGGTTTCATGTGAAGTTCTCTAACGGACGCTCACTTACTTTGACTGGCGATCACCCGTTGCCGACGCAACGTGGACGAGTTTTCGTGGAGGACATGGTCGTTGGGGATAAAGTACCTATCGCAGACACTCCCGTGATCAACGGTGAACGCAAGACATCGTTGTACGATCCTTGGCTGCTTGGCGTTCTCGTTTGCGATAGTTCGTACGACGGCAACATGATGGTTTCTCTTGGTTTGGACGAATACGACATTGCAACTCGCATTAAGGCTGTCTGCGGTGAACGCAACGTCCGTTTCAAAGAGCAGCATCGAGGTGAGAAGGGCAACTACTTAGAGGTTCACATCAAACGTGGATCTGGATTGAGCAAGCAGATCTTAACGGATCTGTTCGGCGGAGTGCGTAAGATGGACCGATCCTTGCCCCGTGATTTCCTCTCTTGGAGTCGCCGTGATAGATCGGAGCTGTTGGCTGGAATCATAGACGCTGACGGCTACATCAACACCGGGAAGGGTTGCACAATTCAGATAGGCTCAACCAACAAGACTTTGGCGTTGCAGCAGTTAGAGTTGCTGCGGTCGCTCGACGTACCGGCGAAGTTGTACGAGAACTTCTACGGGAACGGCGATAAGATTCGCTATCGCGTCGAAGCGCAAGCGCCAGAGGATCTTATGTTGACTAGCGGTAAGAAACAAGCTAAGATGGGCGCGGTTCGATCCAAACCGAAGAACGCAAAGTACGCACAGGTTGTTTCGATTGAGTTCATTGGAGAGCGAGGGAAGAAAAGCTACGACCTGGAAACTGAAAGTGACCGATTCGACTTGTCCGGAATCAACAGTCACAACTGCCGCACACGCGTCATGTCCAACGTGAACGGCCCTGAAACCACGGGAGGGCGAGGCAACATCAGCTTCGCCACCGTGAACCTGGTTAAAGCGGCCATCGAAGCGGACGGCGACTGGGACGAGTTCCTGCGGTTGGTGAAAGCGGAATGCGATCTGGCGTACGAACTGCTCATGTTCCGTTGGAGTTTGCAGAGCGCCCGCCACGTCTACAACTACCCGTTCATGATGGGCAACGGCGTGTACATGGACTCGGATAAGCTGGAAGCCGGCGACAAGGTGCGGGAGGCGTTGAAGCACGGCACGCTGTCGATAGGCTTCATCGGACTCGCGGAGGCGATGGTCGCGCTGTTCGACGAGCATCACGGCGAGAGCGACGAAGTGTGGGACAGAGCGTACGAGACGATCAAGCTGATGCGCGACTTCTGCGACGAGAAGACCGAGGAGGATCATCTGAATTTCAGTCTGCTGGCCACGCCGGCAGAGGGGCTTTCGGGGAAGTTCGTGCGCATCGACAAGGAGCGCTACGGAGAGATACCGGGGGTCACGGATAGGGAGTACTACACGAACTCGTTCCACATCCCCGTGTACTACAACATAGGCATCGCGGAGAAGATCGAGAAGGAGGGGCCGTTCCACGAGCTGTGCAACGCGGGGCACATCACGTACGTGGAGCTTGACGGCGACACCAGCCGCAACATCAAGGCCTTCGAGAGCGTCATCCGCTGTATGCACGACAACGGCATCGGGTACGGGTCGATCAACCACCCTGTGGATCGCTGCCCGATCTGCGGTTTCCAGGGAGTGATCTACGACGAGTGCCCGCAGTGCCACCGCAAGGAGTTCGAAGCCGTGCCTGAGGAATACAGGGACATGGTGGACGAGATACGTAAATCTGGAATGCGATAGGAAGGAACGAAATGGAATTCATCAACGGAACGCTCATGCTCACTGAAATGCACCATCACATCGAGCCTGACAAGAACGTCACGGAGTTGGAGGGTCAGCTGGAAGGCTACGCTGAGCCGCTGTTCGTGCGCGTCGAGATCAAGCGCATGGGTCAGAGCGAGGATATCTCCCCGGTGTTCGACATGAAGAAGGCCGAACCGCTCATGTTCGCGCTCCTTCCGCATTCAGCCACTTGCGACAGCGCCGAGCCGCAGCCAGAGGACGACTGCACGATCATGGAGCAGCCGCAGGACGACGCTGAGGAACTGAAGGAATATTAAGCCTTGACGTAGGCTGAAACGTCACGTACACTGATCTAACGAGGATGCAGAACGCAACAGTCCCGGGGATCGACCTGGGACACGAGGAGGTGATTCGATTGACGAATGAGCATGTCAAGAACGACAAGGAATACGGCGAGGGTGTCGGTTTCGAGCGCATCCGTCGCATTTGACCACCGGCTATTTGACCGGCTCGGCAGATCGATGGAACGACGCTAAGAAAGCGGAGTTGCGAGACAGAGTGAAACACGGTAAATAAGAAAAGACCCCGTTATGGGGTCTTTTTTTTTTTAGTCGAACGGATATTGATCGAGCAGAAACGCTTGCCAGCACTCGCCGCAGGTGATGTCCCCTGGGCACTTGCACAACGTCGGAGTTTGTTCGTCGTCAGGAACGAACTTGCACGGCGGCGGGCACTCCAGCACGTCGTCTGCGAGCAATTGTACAACCAGGTCGAGCTTCTTTTCCGAGATACATACCATTATCTCCCCTTTCTGTCGTTGCTTGACATATTATCATAAACCTTGTATAATAGCAAGGAATTTCCCGACAATCAATAAGGAAAAAGGAGAATACATGGCTGCTTCAAAAGCTGTCCCCGCTGTGCCGGTTTTCGAGGGCGTGGTGAACGTGAGCGACTCGATGAAGATGTCGTACGCCGTCAACGGCACGACCTCGTACGGCGAGTCCTACAAGCTCGAATTCAGCTCGCCGGAACGCGAAGCCGCGCTCGCCGATGCACGGGCTACCGAGGATCCCGGTGCCGCGATCCCGCCCGCGCTGTTCGTCAGCGTCTCGTTCGACACGCAGGACGGAGGCCCCACGCTGCTCGTGCAGGGCAAGAAGTACAAGGTGACTATCACGGAGGAGGCTGCCGTCTAATGAACGAGATCAATTGGAAGCTGCGCTTCCAGAACAAGGCGACGCTGGTAGCGCTGCTCGGCGCGGTCGTGGCGTTCGCGTACCAGGGGTTCTCGATGATCGGGTACGTTCCTCCAGTGTCTTCCGATCAGTGGATCCAGCTCGGCTCCATGCTGATCAACGTCCTCGTGATCATGGGCATCGTGGTCGATCCCACCACGAAGGGGATCAAAGACTCCCCCACGGCTCAGGCCTACGAGGAGCCGAAGGAGCATTAAAGCGCTTTCGGAAACCGAGAGAAGAGGAGTTTTATGGATTGGGTAGGATTGAACGCCGACGTTGAGCGCATTCTCACCAAACATTACACGCCGGGTCGCAACGGCTCGATCAAGGCCGTGACGATCCATCATATGGCCGGCAATCTCAGTATCAACGACTGCTACAACACGTGGCAGTTCCGCGAGGCTTCCGCGCACTACGCGGTGCAGGAGGACGGCACCATCGGCCAGCTCGTCAACGACTGGGACACCGCGTGGGCTTGCGGCAACGCATGGGCCAACAGCAACACGATCAGCATCGAACATGCCAACAACCAGTTCGGCCCGTGGACGGTCAACGACACCGTTCTCGATCAGGGCGCTCACCTCGTGGCCGCTATCTGCCATAAGTACGACCTAGGTAGACCGGAGTGGATGGTTAACGTGTTCCCTCACTCCCACTGGTCGGCGACCGACTGCCCCGGCGAGCTTCAGCGCAGTCAGAACGCGGAGTACATGGCCCGCGCCCAAGCCTGGTACGATGAAATGGGCGGCGGGGAGGCACCTGCTCCCGTGGTTCCGTCTCCCAAGCCGAACGCACCTTCGAAGCAGGACGTCCCGCCGATCAAGTACCGGGTCTACTCCGAGCGCCAGGGTTGGCTCCCTGAAATGCACAATCGAACTGACACGGGCGGTTCCGGCGACGACTACGCCGGAGACGGCTCGCCGATCCTGTACCTGGCGATGGACTTCCCCGGCTGGTATCGCGTCTGCACCGAGCGCCAGGGTTGGCTTCCCGAGGTGAACCGCTACGACGTGAACGACTTGGAGAACGGATGCGCCGGAGACGGCTCGCCGATCACCAAGGTGGAGTGCTACTACGAGACTCCGAACCCCGACGCCACGGGATGGGTTCGCATCCGCTACGCTGTGGCGAACGTAGGTGGCGGGTTCTTCGCCGAAATGGAGGACACGAACCCAGACCAGTACGGCGACACCCACGCCGGCAACGGAGGGCGTATCAGCGCGTTCTACGCGTACCCAGCACAGGTGTAGCATGTCCGGCCAGCTGAGCGAGCAGATCGAGATCCTGACCAACTCCCTGCGAGTCACGGAAGACCATTGGGACGCGCTGAGCATACTGGACGGGTTGAGATCGGCCTATCTGCTGGACGGCAACGACGAGCAAGCGGAGATCGCGGCGACCGATATCGTATCGAGAGCCGCGATCTTCGTGCGTGAGAGCAAATGGACGACCGAGCAGAAGTCCTCGGTGCTGGACAAAATGTTCGACGCGTACGTCACGCTCGCACCGAACGACTTCCATTCCTTCCTCATGGCGCTGGAATGGGATAGGGATCCGAAGGAGAGGTTCTACCAGCCCCGCCTTTCGATCCTTCGGAGCGTGGCCGACGATCTGACCGACATGATGGTGTACGACATGTACGACATCATGATGCTGTCGATGCCGCCTGGAACGGGCAAGTCAACTTTGGGTTTGTTCTTCCTCATGTGGGTCATCGGAAGGCAGCCCGACAAATGCAATCTGGCGATCGGCTACTCCACCCCGATGGCGAAGTCGTTCTACGACCGCATCGGATCCATCGACGAGAGCCTGGATTACAACTACCACAAGATATTCCCGAAGCTGACGCGAGTCTACACGTCGGCCAAGGAGTTGGAATACGACTTCTCCAACGACCCCTCGGATGTGAAGAAGCCTTTCTCCTCCCTCACCTGTGCCTCCGTAGGCGGCTCGCTGACCGGTCGAACGCGATGCGAGAACCTGCTTTACTGCGACGACATGGTGGAGGGTGCCGAGACGGCCATGTCCCCTACGCGCTTGGAGAAGCTTTGGGAACTTTACAACTCGAACGCGCGTTCCCGCAAGAAGGAAGGCTGCAAGGAGCTGCACATCGGCACCCGATGGTCGTTGAAAGACCCCATCGGACGGCTCATGGCGATCTACGGAGACAAGCCGAGGTGCAAGATCGTCAGCCTCCCCGCAATGGACGAGAGCGACGAGTCGAACTTCGATTACGGCTACGGCGTGGGCTTCTCCACTGAAATGTACCGGGATCTGCGCTTGACGCTGAGTACGATAGCGTGGAACGCGCTCTACCAGCAGCAGCCCATCGAGGCCGAGGGCTTGCTGTTCCCCGTGGACAAGCTGCGACGCTTCTCCATAGGCGACATCGACTTCGAGCATAACCCGCCCGACGACGTGTTCGCGTTCTGCGACGTGGCGTTCGGCGGCAACGACTACCTGTCCATGCCGATCATGGCGCAATGGGGAACCGATCCGCCCATCGTCGTGGACGTTGTGTTCATGAAGGGTTCGTACGAGCGAACCCAACCCGTCGTCGTGGGCAAGATCGCGCAGTGGGGGATAATGAGGGCGGTCTTCGAATCGAACAACGGCGGCGATTTCTACGCGGAGGACATCAAGCGAGAGATTAAATCGCAGGGGATCCAGTGCCACGTAACCACGCAGCGGGCGGGAACCCGCATGAGCAAGGAAGCGCGAATCGTGCAGCATTCGCCGGCCATCCTGCAGTTCAAGTTCTTGAAGCCCGACGATTACCCTGCCGACGGCATGTACCGCGACTTCATCCAGAACATGATCACGTACTCCGCAGACGGCAAGAGCGAACACGACGACGCGCCGGACAGCTGTGCCGGCGTGGCTTCCATCATGCGAACCAACACGAGAGCTAAGATCAAGGTTCTCGCCCGCCGCTTCATGTAAAGGAGAGATCTTTTGACGGCTAAACCTTTTGTCCTGCAGTACCCGGAGCTTCACGACATGGAGATCATGTGCGTGGGCGACTTCCACATCGGCGATGCCAACCATTCGCCGAAAGTCCTGTCGGACGTGGCAGAATGGGCCAAGGCGGCACCGAACCGCTTCATCACCATCGACGGCGATATCTTCAACGCGGCCATCACGTCCAGCATCAGCGACGTCTACTCCGAGGAGTTCACGCTTGACGAGTGCATGGAGCTGTTCGGCAAGTTCATCGACGACATCACCCCGGAGAAGATCCTGGTGTGCATCGACGGCAACCACGACCAGCGAGTATGGAAGTCGGTGGGCATCGACCCCGTGAAGTACGTATGCGGCTCCAAGGGCGTTCGCTATTGCAGCGGCGAGGCGTACGTCACGGTGAAGATCGGCTACTGGGATAAGTCCAAGCCGAAGGACAAGCGGCCGATGATCAACTACACGCTGTACGTGACGCACGGCGTGGGCGGCGGTCGAAGCGCCGGGGGCAAGGTGAACAGCCTCTTGCGCCTGAGCGAGATCGTGGTCGCCGATATCTACATCCAGGGACACCAGCACGACCCCGTGATCAAGCCGCGAGTCATCAACGAGTGGAACAAGAAGGGCGACGGGATCATGGAGCGTGAGCAGATGTTCGTCGTCACCGGCTCCTGCTTGGAGCGCGGCGGCTACGCGGTCGCCAAGGCCTACCCTCCCGTGTGCACGAAATCGCCCGTCGTGAAGCTGAGCGGTCGTACGAAGAAGATCACCGCATCGATCTAAGGAAACCAACACATGACGCTACCATTCGTACCTGAAATGCGATTCACGGGACGACAGCGACTGTATACTTATCTGACGCAGGAGCAGCTTGACGGCGATCAGGCCGCATCCCTGCTTCGGGAGGATCTTATACAGTGGGTCATCCCGTTCCATTACTTCAACATGACCGAGGAACAGTACCTGTTCGATTATTACGCGGGCTACCATCCGACGATCCACGACCGCAAGAAGGACACTCGTCCTGAGATCAACAACAAGATCGTCATGAACTACGCGAAGTCCTTCTCCCGTGACATCGTAGCGTACTTCCTCGGCAAGCCCATCCAGTACGTCCAGCAGGACAGCAAGTTCCGCGACGACGCGGAGAAGCTGCAAAACGCTTTCGATTCCGAGAGCAAGAACCTCGTGGACTACAACATCGCGATGAACATGTCCATCTGCGGCCTCGGCTACCGGGGCGTGTTCGCGGAGAAGGATCCCCGCAACGGCACGCACATGTCCATCGTGTCCCTCGACCCTCGCGAGACGTTCGTGGTGTGGTCGCCCGACAGGGCGGTGGGCCAGCTCTATTGCGGCACGTTCTACAGCACGCCACCGCATCCGTTCACGCAGGAATCGGAAACGATCTACACCATCTACACGAAGAACAAGAAGTTCGTGTTCAAGTCTCCCGGTATGGTCGGTGCTATGACTTACACCGACATGGAGCTGGTGTACGAAGGCCCCGCGAGCCTGGGCGGCAACTTTCCGATCATCGAATACCAGAACTCCATGAACGCCATGGGCGACTGGGAGAGCGAACTGTCCGTCATGGACGCTATCGACAAGCTCACCAGCGATTCCATGAACGACATCGAGCAGTTCGTGAATTCGATCCTGCTCACGCAGGGTTTCGAGCTGACCCCGGAGACGCTCGATATTCTGGAGACGGACAAGATGCTGAATATCCCCGACGTGCCGCCCGGCGTGCAGGTCGTGGTGAAGTACATCGCCGAGCAAGTCAACGGAGAGAACGTCGAATCGCTGCGCGACTGGCTGGAAGCCACGATGCGAACCATCGTCGGCGTGCCGGATCGCAAGCAGCGCGGAGGCGGCGGCGCGGACACGGGCGATGCCGTGTTCCTGCGCGACGGCTGGCAGGACATCGACCTCGTGGCCGGTTCCAAGGAGCAGTTCTTCATCGATGCCGACCGTCAAGCCCTCGCCACGTGCCTCTACATCATGCAGACGTTCAACGAGATCGGCAAGGAGATCATGCCGCAGGATATCCAGATCAAGTTCTCGCGCACCAAGCAAGCGAACCTGCAAGCGAAGGCGCAAGCGTACTCGACCATGGTCGGCGCGGCAGCGCCCATCGCACCGGAAGATGCGTTGGAGTTCGCCGACTTGACAAACAACGTAAGTGATGTTATAATTCGCGGAGAGGAATATGCTCAGAAGAAGCTGGAGGAAGCCGCCAAAGCGCAGCAAGCCTTCATGAACAACAAACCGGCTGAGCAGACTACTCAACAGTCAAGCGGCAAAGAGCCGCAAAATCCAAAGCAAACCGGGGGCGAACCCAAGGGGGCTACCAATTAGTTGGGGCCGACTTGCGCGTTGTCACCAAAAGGAGCGCCAATGTTCGATCTAGCAGAGTTTTCCGAAGAGCAGCAAGCGGCCATTCAGGCTGAAATCGACCGACGCGTGACATCGGCGGTGCAGACCACCACGAAGAAGGTCACGGCTGACGTCGCCCAGAAGCTGCAGGAAGACTACGAAGCCAAGATGCAGCAAGCTGTGGCTCAGGCTCAGCAACAGGCTACGATGAGCGAGGAAGAGAAGATCCAGAACCTCTCTAAGCAGCTCGAAGCCCAGCAGCAAGCCCTGATCAAGTCGCAGATGGAGTACAAGGTGGAGCGCAAGCTGCGTGACGCGGGACTGGCCGACGAGGCCATCGAGAACATCGCCCCGCTGATCGTCGCAGGTGCCGATCCCCAGACTCTAGACAATCAGCTCAACACCTTCGTGCAGACGCAGCAGTCCGTCGTGGAGGCGGCATTGCAGAAGCAGAAGGAGACCCTGGCTTCCAATGTGACACCTCCTGCTAGCGCGGGCGGCGCTGTACCTCCCCAGAACCCTGACACTGTGGTCAACTCCATCCTCAGCGACAACGACCTCGATCCTCGATTCGCCCAGGCGACAGGCATCCAGGTTCTTCTCGATGCTGCGATGGGAGACTCCACTGGGGTTTAGTATAACACCGAAAAGGAGAGCAACACATGGCAGCAACCAACGGCGTAATGATGGTGAACAGCCCGGTCAACCTTACCGGCCTCCTGTTCAACAAGACGCGAGTGGAGACCCCGCTTTTCAACGGCATCCGCTCCACGATCCAGACCTCCCGTGAATTCATCACGGGCGCGACGTTCGATACGGGCTACCCCGATCCGAGCGCTCCGGTCGCTGGAATCACGGAGCAAGCGTCTATCACCGCTCCCGCGCCGCAGTTCTGGGAGCGCACGAACGCGTCCAACGTGACGCAGATCTTCCAGCGTTCCATTCAGATCTCGTACCGTAAGCTGGCGAACACGGGCGACCTCACGAACTATAAGACCCCTTCTTCCCAGCAGCCCCCGCTCGTTGGCAACACCAACAACGTGCCGAACGAACTGTCCTTCCAGATCGCCAACTCCCTCGATTCCATTCGCATGGACATCGAGAACTGCATCATCAACGGCAAGTTCAAGGACAGCGGGGGCGTTGCGACGGTCGCCGACCAGACGCGCGGCCTGATCGAAGCCATCACGACCAACTCGATTGCAGCAGCGAACCAGGAACTTAGCTTCGAGATGATCTACGACATGGCACAGCAGCTC